CACGTGAATTGATTGCAATGGCAGTTGCAGTTGATCGTTATGTTGGCGGCTATGTTAAAAGGCATGAGACTGATAAGGAACATCCTATTCGTCACATGACTAACTTTAGTTACCTAATGGGTGTTGCTAAGAAGCAACCTAATGCTAAAGATATTGAAGTCTTTGACGAGGACTACACAACTGCTGATGAAATCATTGAATACTTTGAAGGGTTGATCTTTAAAGCAATGGAACGTAATCTTAGCGAATACGAAGAGAAGATTACTGAGATTATCCGAGCAGAAGATCTTAATGTTAAAGGCGGAGACAATAGGATTCCTATTATTCCAAGTCTACCTAATGTGTTTCGCAACAACCAAAAGCATGATGTATGGAGCGATGAAGAACGTTCTTTGCGTAAAGTTTCTGACTATGTTGGTACTCTTAAAACTCGTGGAGACTTTGTAGGTACTGTAAAGCACGTCAGAGAAATGCGTAGAACTAACAGTTTATTGGTTGCAATTCTCACAGAAGATAACAATATTATCAAGTTTTTCTATGACTTATTCCGTGATAATACTATCAGAGACACTCTTAAAGTGGGGAATACTGTTACATTTAGTGGTTATGTAAAGGCACATGACGTATCTAAGTTTAGCAAGTGTAAAGAGACCTTCTTAAACAGAGTCAGTATAGACAAAGAAGATAAATAGTAATATAACTTAGAACTAGTCTGTAAGACTAGACAGTATTTAAATACTGAATCGGAGTATATTACATATGGCAGTCTTTATGAATGCCAAAGGTACATCCAATACCGAATTTATGTTTGGTAAACGTGGTGGTAAAATCTTTGGTGGAACATCGACTCCAAGCGGTGCGGCAGTAGGTGACTTGTGGTTTGATAAGTCAAATAGTGCTCTTAAACTTGCTGGTGGGTCAGAAGGATCAATTACATGGTCAAACTTAACCGTTCAAGGTGGTTCAATCAGTGCGGCTGATTTAGAAGTTTCAGGTAATTTAATTGTCAGTGGTACAACAACTACTCTTAACACTCAAACTCTTAACGTAGAAGATAACATCATTGTATTAAACAGTAACTTTAGTGGTGCTGATAATATTGTTGATGCTGGTTTAGAAGTTGAAAGAGGAGATGAAACCAACGTAACATTCCTATGGGACGAGTCAGAAGGTGAATGGACATTAGGTGATGAAGTACTTAATGCTGGTGCCTTTATTGGTAACTTAACAGGTGATGTAACAGGTAATGTGCAACCGAACGGTGGACCTAATAGTGTAACTGCTAATACTTTAACTGCTAGTGCAACACTAAACGTTACAGGAGCAACTATAACAGGTCTCAGTACATCAAGTGTAAGCGAAGGTTCCAATAAGTATTACACAGACGAACGTGTAGATGATAGAGTAAATGCTCTTATTCAAGGTGGTAATGGTATTACATCTACATACGATGATAGTGCTGGTACACTAACAATCAGTAGAGATGCAGACTTAGAAGTAGGCGACTTTGTTGATGCGGCTTATATGACTACTGGTGAAACTTGGGCAGATGACGATAGTACATTTGCTACAACGGCCGCTATTGCTGACAGAATTGATGTGCAAATAGCCGCAAGTGATAGTGCTGTACACATTACAGGCAATGAAACTATCACAGGTAGCAAAACAATTAGTGGTGCTACACTTACTCTTACTGCAAACAGCACGTTAGACGTAAGCAACGCAACTGTAACAGGTGCTAATAGCGACAGCATTAGCGAAGGCTCAACTAACTTATACTACACTAACCCAAGAGCTAGAGCGGCAATCAGTGTAACTGATGACTCAACTGCTGGTAACGAACTTAGTTATAATAGTTCAACTGGTGTTATTAGTTGGGCAGGTGCTAGTTCAAGTACAACTAATGTAGAAAAAGTTACTGCATTATCGTTTGGGCAACTAACAGACTACGGTACTATATCAGGTAGTACAACACTTACAAGTGACTTTGGTAATGTAGCATCAGCGAACCTTACATACAGCGACACAGGGTTTATATTTAAAGACTCAGGCTTACCGCAACTACCTAGTTATCTAGTTTCAACATTACCTAGTGGTGTTAGTGCAGGTGACTTAGCACTATGTACAAACGAAAATGGTGGTGCAACTGTAGTATTCTTTGATGGTAGTAACTGGCGTAGAATGTCCGATAGAGCCGTTGCTAGTTAAACCTTCCACCTCAACATTAAACTATTTCTAAAGTCTCCCTCAGCAATATTTGTAGGTGCTTGATGCCATGTACCATCAAAATTCGGTGCAATAAACATACAGTTTGGTCTAAATGGTAAGGTTCTAACACATTTAAAATGCTCCTCACAATCTTTTTTAACTATATGCGGTCCACTTGTACCAGGATCTTGTATTGTATGTTCTGCTATATTGTCACCTATGTATTCATATAGTTTGGTACCATATGCTACTTGGCTTATATCTTTAGGCAAATATATTAAACAACTAAGTGTAAAGACTGTGTCTTTAAAAACATCAGTGTGTATATCATCTATTAGTAATTCACTAGAGTCTTTCCAAAATCTTGTAGTAGGTAATACTTCCTGTCCCTCAAATGATAAACCAAACTTATCAGCAACTACATGAAAGAACTTATTTGCCATTTTATTAAAGTATCTAATATCTGCTTGGGATTCATTATCTAAGTCTAAAGCATACTCTATTCTATTACTGACTTCTAACTCTACTAAATATTGAATCAAGCCTTCAGCAGTATCAAACTCTGTAAACTTTCTATAGTCATCTGTTTTAATTATCTCAGGTACAAACATATGGGGCCAAGGATCATTGAGAACTTCACTATTCTCAACTTGGCTTATCATATGATTAAATTGATTTGTAATATCCGTAAGCATGATTTCTTTCCATCTGTGTGTTTAGTATAGGACTGCTATGCCAAGCATGTATAGAACGCGGCATAAAGTAAACAAGTCCTGCGTTGAAAGGTAACTGATCTATGAGATTGCAATCTTGTCTTATTAAACTTTTGTCTAAATCTGTTTGGTGCTCTTTAGGCTTCCAAAATTGTGTACCATACTGTTCTAGTGTAGTATCTTGTGGCAAGTACAACCCAAATGTAATATCAAAGTCTTTGTAGTCAACGTGTACATCGTTTACACGAAACTTTTCTGTGTCTTGCCATAGCCACATACTGGTTTTATATTCGTGTTCTAACTCAAACTTATCTGCTATAGCACAACGCACATATTCATTATCAAAAACTAAATCAAATAGCATTTGATACATAGGATCAAAGTCTATGTCTTGTTGTAGTCTGCCTTGCACTTCTATTTCGTACATGTCTTTAGGCCAACTATCTATTAAGTTTACAAGTAGTTCTGGGTGTATAAAGTTTTCTATTACTAGTTTGTGATTAGTTATTTTAGCATCACGTATACCTTTGAGAGCATACTCTGTCCAATGATGTAATACAAAATCATCTATACTTTCTACCATACCACCTTCAAGTAGTATTGGTAGTCTTGGATACCAAGGTTTGGCATCCATAGGTAAGTGTGTGCAACTATTCATTAGTCCGCATACTTTACATTTGATACGTGGGAAATCTGGATTGTACTCAGATGGGTGGAAAGGTATTCCGTTTTTGTCTCTAGCCATTTATATTTCTACGGATGCTTCAAAACTAAATTGCATCTCATCAAATAAATCAAATAATTCTTCTGCAATTTCATCACCCTCTTCTGGGGTAATCTCTTCGTCTAAAACAATCTCGTAAATATATAAAGCACCATTGTCATCTTCATCTGTGTAAGATATTACGTCAATGCCTACCTTCTCTTTACCATCGTCGTACGCAATTAGTAGTTTGGTTGCAACTACTTCTTGTACTATATCAAAGTACTCGATTACATCATTGTCCTCGAGCTCTTCTCTGGTAACTATTCTTACAAAATGTTTAGTAAACATATAATATCCATATGCAAGGGCTCATGGCCCTTACTTTAACTTATACTTATCTGGTTTTTACTGTTTGCCGAATGCTTTTCCGGCTTCAGCAATACCAAAACTACCTAGACAAACCACAACAAATGATGTATAAATGGTATCGGAAATCTTTAAATCCATTCCCCAAAAACCTGTTACCAGGTCTACTATACCAAATGCTAACATCATAATAAAAGATGCAAAACCAATGATACTTTTCTCATTGATGTCATTCTCATCTCTAAACAAAGCACCAAAAGAAAACTTCTCTTTGGGCTTTGCGGCCGCTGTAGCAATCTGTAGTTCTTTAGAGAGTGCTTCCATCTCTCTGATTTTGTCTTGAGCCTCATCTAGTTTCAAGACCATTTCCGTGTATCTCGCGACATCAATCTCAACGTTACCTTGACTAATTTTTTTACCTTCTTCGCTCATCGTTTCTCCTACAAAACTCTGTTACTGTGTTATAGTTGTATTTATCACTTGACACGGCCTAAATAATCATGTATAATTGCTTACAACGGTTAAATATACACACTTAAGGAATAACACATGGCATTTAATAAAGTTTTTAACGAAGAAGAAAAAGCAAGACTAAAGAAATTAGTACAAGAAGGTGATCAAGTATTATACGAACTTGATGCACTAAACGAAGGGCTCAGAGATACTGTGAAAGCAATCGCAGAAGAAATGGACCTCAAACCTAGCATTTTAATGAAAGCAATTAAGATTGCTCATAAGGCTAAGTTCACAGACGAAAGAGATAACTTTGATGAACTGGAAACAATTCTAGAAACAGTTGGTAAAACTCTTTAATTTTATAAGTATAATTGGTATTGCGTCAGCCTAAAGTGATGCTTGGAGATAGATATACATGAGTTACGTTGATGCGTTTCATGACACCACGAAGGACAAGATCCTCGTATCCGAAAGAGTAGATGGTAAGAGACATATTGTCACTCTACAACCTGAATACAATTTTTATTATGCTGACCCACGTGGTAAAGCAAGAAGTGTCTATGGCGATCCTGTAACTGAAGTACGTTGTAAATCTCTAAAGGACTTTAGAAAGAACGTAGCAATCAATAAGAAAAGCGGAAAGATGTTTGAAACAGACGTCCGCCCTATCAATAAAACACTAGAAAAGAATTATCTCAACGCAGAGATACCTAAACTACATACAGCATTTTTTGACATCGAGGTTGACTTTGATCCTGTAAAAGGATTTAGTTCGCCTGAAGATGCATTTATGCCTATTACTGCAATAGGTGTATACTTAGATTGGATGGATGCTATGGTATGTTTAGCAGTACCACCTAAAACATTAGACTGGCAACAAGCACAAAACATTGCTAATGGTATGCCTGAAGTAATGTTATTTAAAGATGAAGCAGAAATGCTTAATACGTTCCTTACACTCATAGATGATGCAGACATACTAAGTGGTTGGAACAGTGAAGGTTATGACATACCTTATACTACTAATAGGATTATTAAGATATTAGGTAAAAGCGAAACAAGACGTTTGTGTTTGTTTGGACAGTTTCCTAAAGAGCGTAAGTATGAAATGTTTGGCAGTGAACGACAAAGTTATGATCTCATTGGGAGAGTTCACTTAGACTATTTGCAACTGTATAGAAAATACAACTATGAAGAACGCCATAGTTATAGATTAGACTTTATTGGTGAGATGGAACTCGGTGAGAAGAAGGTTGTTTATGAAGGTAGTTTAGATAGACTATACAATCATGACTTTGAACGTTTCTTAGAATACAATATTCAAGACGTATTGTTGATTGCTAAGATGGATAAGAAATTACAGTTCATTGACTTAGCAAACACTATTGCACATGATAATACTGTATTACTTCCAACTACAATGGGAGCAGTTGCAACTACAGAACAAGCAATTATCAACGAAGCACATCTACGTGGATTCTGTGTTCCAGATAGAATTAGAAGCAAAGCAGAAAACACACAGGCCGCTGGTGCTTATGTGGCTTTCCCTAAGAAAGGTATGCATGAATGGATAGGTTCAATGGACATAAACAGTCTATATCCTAGTGTGTTTAGAGCATTGAATATGGCTCCAGAAACCATTGTTGGACAACTTAGACCAGAATTCACAGACGAAGAAATAGAAAATAAACAGAAGTTAGAAAAACTATCATTTGCTGATTCATGGTTAGGTAAGTTTGGTAGCAATGAATATGAAATGGTAATGGCTAAAGATGTTGATACTGTTATGAAACTAGACATGGAAGATGGTACTAGTGTAGATGTTACTGGTGCTGATGTATACAATTTAGTATTCCACAGTGGTCAACCTTGGAACATAAGTGCTAACGGAACTATATTTAAAACAGATGTACAAGGTATTGTACCTGGACTACTGGAGAGATGGTATGCAGAACGACAAGAACTACAAGCAAAGAAAAAGAATGCTACAACAGAAGAAGAAAAAGCATTTTATGACAAGCGACAACTTGTTAAAAAGATCAACCTTAACAGTTTGTATGGTGCTATTCTCAATCCTGGTTGTAGGTTCTTCGACAAACGTATTGGGCAATCAACAACACTCACAGGTCGTGCTATTACAAAACACATGGGAGCAGAAACAAATAGAATGTTTACAGGAGACTATGATCATACCGGAGAGACTATCGTCTACGGAGATACGGACTCTGTTTACTTCTCCGCTGTTCCGTCATTGCCGGCTGATGTTAGCCTAGATATGCAAAGTGCTATCACATTGTATGATCACATTTCAAATACAGTCAGTGATACATTCCCACAGTTTATGAAGGATAGTTTTAACGTACCACTTAAGATTGGTAGTGTTATCAAAGCAGGTAGAGAAGTAGTTGGTAAGAGTGGACTGTTTATTACTAAGAAGAGATATGCTATCAAGTGTTTAGACATTGAAGGCTATCAACCAGAAGGTGGTAAACTAAAAATTATGGGTATGGATATCAAGCGAAGTGATACTCCTGAGTTTGTACAGGAATTCCTTGAAGAGATACTAGACTCTGCATTAGAAGGTATGCCAGAGAAAGAAGTTATACAAAAGATAAAAGACTTCAAAGTAACATTTAAAGAATTAGAACCATGGAAGAAAGGTATGCCTAAAAGGGTAAACAACTTAACCATGTACACCAAGAAGTATAGAAAGCAAACTAATATGAAAAGTAATACAAATCTATACAAATTAGAAAAACTAAAAGAAGAAACAGAGAACAAAATGATTCCTGGGCATGTTAAGGCAAGTATAGTATGGAATGACCTTAAGTTTGCTAACAGTGATCAATACAGTTTAAGCATTATGGATGGTGCAAAAGTTGTAGTATGCAGACTTAAAAATAATCCTATGGGTTATACAAGTATTGCATATCCAACAGACGAACTAAAGATTCCACAATGGTTTAAAGAATTACCTTTTGATGATGAAGGTATGGAAAGTGCAGTTCTAGATAAAAAGATACAAAACGTGTTAGGCGTACTTGGATGGGACTTGTCTAGAGCAAATGATAATGAGGTTATGGATAATTTCTTTGAATTTTAATCGAAAAAAAACATGAGAATTTACTTGACTTTTCTAAATAAGTGTACTACAATATACAGAATAATATTCTACGGAGAAATAAATGGCGAACAATTATATTAAAGATTATTTCAAAGATGTACTAAGACATACACATAGTCTTGGTGTGTTTGAAATGGTAAAAATTAAAGGCACTACTGAACTTACAGAGTTAGAGACTGTTGACGCAGACAAAACTGTAATTCTTAAAGGACAAAGTGTAAACCCTGTACCCGACTTTGCAGAAGCAACTGTTGGACTAAGCAGAATGAGTGTGTTAGATGGATACTTAAAGTTTCCAGGCTTTGACAGTGACGATGCTACTGTTGAAATACAAACACAGAACAGAAACGATGAGGATGTACCAGTAGAGGTAGCATTCAAAAGCACAGAAGGTACCGATGCTAATTATAGATTCATGTTAGCAGATGTAATCAATCAGCAACTTAAAGATATTAAGTTCAAAGGTGCTGAGTTTGATGTAAACATTTTACCTACTGCAAAGAATTTAAAAGACTTAGGGTATTTTAACAGCATATTAGGAACATTTGAGGGTAACTTCAGTCCTAAAACAGAAGGCAGTGCATTGTATTTTCACATTGGAGATGGCGGTAGCGACAGAACTAAAGTACTAATCAACGACAATGTCGATGGTGAGATTACTAATGACTGGAGT